CCCAGAAGAAATGCACCGGCGCCCGGAACAGCAGATCCTGGCCCGTGCCGTTGCCGACGTACGTCCCGCCGATGACGATGTAGGGCGAGATCGGGGCGGCCATCGCGTTGTGCGCCCAGGGCGAGTTCGGATACGGTGCGTTGTGGTGCCCGACCGGCGCCGGCACCGGGTCCACAATATCGGCCACCTCGATCGCGAAGTAATCCTCCAGGCCGAACTTGCCGACGAGCTCGGCCTGCGCGACGAGCCCGGCGACCTGGCCCTGGTTCGTTTCGTTGCCCTTCCTGTACAGCAGCTCGACCGGGCTCACGTCCGGGAGGGTCTTGCTGTCGCCCGGCACGGTGTAGAACGCGGAGTTGGCGGTGAGACCGGTGGCCTCGACGATCGCGGTCATCACGGCCGCGGCGCCGTTCAGGCTGTAGCCCAGCTCTCCGTTTTGCGTGTTGCCCCGCGCGCTGTAGACCGAGACGACCAGCGCGGCGACTCCAATCGCCTGGGCCTCCGCGTCGATCACGATGTCGGTGTCGCTGTCGGCGCCCAGAGTCGCCAACGCCGTGGTGCTGGTCAGCGTCGCCGGCGTGTTGCCGAACTTGGTATGTTGCAACAGGACCCGGTAGTCGCCGGTCCACGCCGGCCCGTTGTGATGGGCCGAAAAGGCCTTCGCTCGGAGCAGCCGAATGCTCGAGCCGCTCAGCCAGTCCTTGCTGGTCAGCGTCTCGACGGCGTCCTTCAGGGGAATGCCCTGATTCGTCCAGTCGTCGAAGTCGAGGTAGAGATCGTTCGTGGTGGAGGCGGTGTTGCCGATGTACGACGACTGGTGCCGCGTGCCGCCGTTCGCTGAGCTCAGCGTCGCGACCAGTTGACCACGCATGAAGAGCCTGAAGCGGCTGGAGTTTGATGCCAGGTACTCGATGAGCATGTCGAGCCGGACCCAGGCGTGGTGATCGGCCTGTTCGGTCCACTCCTCGATTGACCCGTACGTCCCGAGGAGGGTGCGCACGCCCCCGCTATCCGACGCATAGATGGCGATCTGGCGGGCCGGGGTGATGCCCAGCGTCCAGCCATTGTTCGCGGTGGGGAACCCGTAGCACTTCCAGAACTCGACGGTCCCAGTCGTCGGGGTCTGCCGGAGCCGGATGTAGAGCCGCTCCCAGCTCGAGGCCGCCACGAGCGCCCCGTCGTACTTCTGCGTCGCGATGCTGGTGAGCTGTCCCGCCGCGCCGCCGCGGTAGGCGAGACCTATCCCGCCGACATGCCTGGAGGCCTCGCGCGCGTAGAAGAACCCGGTATCCCCGATGTACCCACAGGCACCGAGGCCCGGCGCCTCGAACCCTTCGATCCAGCGCCGCTTCGGGATCGTGGCCTGGTCGTCCTCCTCGACTGGCTCGCCCTCGTCATCCGGGGGTGCGTTCGGGTCCTCGCGCAGCAGGAACTCGCCGACCCAGTAGTACGTGATGGTGGTGCCGCCGATTCCGAAGAAGCCGCCGGTCTTCCGCTCGAACGTCGCCTCGTCGATGGGATAGGGCTCGTGCGGATCGTCAACGCTGCACCACGTCGACGTCGTCATGTCGCTGAGGATCTTGACGTTCGGATAGCCGATGAACGGGGCCGAGTACTCCTCGGCGGCATCGATCGGCGAGCAGAATCGACCGGTCGGGTACTGCCCCTGGAGCTCGGCGACGCGGTCCCGATCGGCGAGCCAGACCTGGAAGGTCAGATAAATGACCTTGTCGGCCATGCTTTTACCTCTCTAACGCAGCCGAAACGCGGCCGAAACGGGGCTAGTCGGCCCCGAGCGGGTTGTCGAGACCCTGCGGCAGATCCGCCGGGACGTCGTCCGGCCCGACCTGCATGCCGGGCTGCGCGCCCACGGCTTTGAGCGCCAGAATGTCGTCGTGTTCCCGCTTGATGGCTTCGTTCGGCGTCGTCGTCTTCTCCGGCGTCGAGGGATCGACGCGCTCCATCCAGCGCCGGCTGAAATCGGTGAACTCGCCGGCCCTGCGGTGCGGTTTCCCGGCTTGTTTGTGGCCCTCTGGATAGACCGCAGGATTGACGGTACCGGCAATCGTGAAGACATCGTCGATCCGCTGGCGCGTGTGACCGTAATAGCCGAGCTGCGTCGCCCGGACCCGGATGCCGACCGTCCGCGGCGCGGCCATCGTGGCCGACGCCGGCTTGGCGATCGGGCGGTTCGCCTGTCCTGCCGTCGCGGCCGGCCGAACAGGTCTTCCAACTGGTCGCTTCGCCATGACGCTTCCTCCTATGTGACGTGGAACCGCGCCGGCCGCCAGAAGACGACCGGCGCGTCAGTGAATCGCCCAACTTAGGCGATTTCAGGCGCTGTAGCCTTTGGCGTAGGCCTTGACAGCCGTCGAGAACAGCGCCCGCGACGTGAGCCACGACGTCAACGTCACAGTGGCCGCCCCGCCAACCGGGGTCGCCCGGATGCCGAGGAATCGGAGGAAGCCTGCCGCCGGAGCCCCCGGAGGGATCCCCAAGAACAGCAAACCGCCCGCCGGTAGATCCGCAGCCAGTCGTGTCGCTTCCGCGAGCACGACGATGCCAGCGGTGAGCGCCTCGTCGGTTGCCATGATGATTTCGAGTTTGACGGTCGTGCAGGACGCGGCGACATCGACGCCGAAGCCGAATCCGATCGGCTCACCCGTGCCGATCTCCCGCCTCGGCGTCACATCGCCGAGGTCGATCGAACTGAGAGAAACGGCCGCGGCGACGAACGCCTGCGCGTCGCAGACCCGCAAGAGTGCATCGAGAAACATCTGAGTCTCCTTGTTGGCTGTGACTCCGTTGCGGAGCGTGAACCCGGCGATCGTCCGCCGGGTTCGCTCGCCCCAGGTCTGCGCGCACTAGACGACGTGCGCCTCGTTGTTGAGAATCGCGTCGACCCTGCGGATCGGCACGCCGCCGAACGCCATAACCCGCTTGCCGGCGATGTTCTCGAAGGTCAGGCCGCCGCCGGTCCCGACCGCCGTGCGGACCTGCGTGCGCAGCCACCGCGAGATGCGGCGGTTGACATAGAACACCCGGCGTCCAAGGTTCGACGGGATGATCTCGTCGGCCTGCTCCATGAACGCGATCAAATCTTCCGGCGTCGCGCCGGCCAGATCCGACACGTCGAGGTTCGCGATCCGGACGACGTACCGCCAATCCTTCACCACCAGACCGCACTTCCACTGGTAGCGCTCCTGCAGGGCGCGCATGCGGTTTCCCGCGATGCCGGCGGTCACTTCGACCGTCACCTCGCCGTAGTCCTCGTGGATGAGGCCCGCCTTCGACCCCTTCGGGAAGATGCCCGTCACGGTCTGCGGATTCCACGCGACGAGCCAGATCGACGTGTTGTCCGATCCGAACCCGGCACCATCGATCACGTTGTCGGCATTCGTCGCGCCGCTGATGGCCGAGTAGCGCGGCGCCAGCCCGGTAAACTCCTCGGGCGCGAGGCCGCCGTTGCCGTAGATGAGCGTGCTCGCCATCTCCTGATTCATCGCCTCCAGGAAGGCGTGTGCCTCCGAGAGCCGGAACGAGGAGACGTTGCCGTTCAGGATCGCCAGGTCCTTGTCCACTTCGGACCAGGCTTCCAGCATGCCGGCCTGTTCATCGATCTGCGCCGTCGTGCTCTTGCTCGGCGGGACGCCTTGATTCAGCATCCTCCAGTAGACCGCCGGCAATCCGGTCCTGATCGTCGTCCGGTGGCCGGTCGGGAGGTTGCCTTCGATGAACGTCATGTCATCGAGCAGCTCGTTCGTCTGCGAGAGCAACTCGACAATCAACGGGACCTTCCCGTCCGGATCGAGCCGCTTCGCCCAATCCGTCAGCGTCAGGGCGCCGACCCCGAGCGCCGCGCCGTACTGCACCGCACCACTGCCGGCCAGACATTCGCCGAGAATCGCTCGCGCGACGAACGCGAAGACGAGCGAAAGAGCCACCAGCGCGGCGGCTTTGACGTACTTGAACATGCGAGTACTCCTCGATGGGTCGAGCCGCCTACGCGCCGCGCGAGGCGTCGAGCGTGATTGACGTCGGGTGGTCGTAGAGCCTTTTCGCTGGCTCCTTCGACTCCGCGCCCGTCGCCCGCGAATGCCCGGGGGCGTCTTCGCCCATCAGCTTGCCGAGGTCCGCGAGAAACGAAATGACCTCGACGTGATTGCCGGCTCCTCCGCGTCCGAGAAAGCGAAGGAAAGGATCCCGCCGTGCGTGCCCGGCCGGACGAACGCGGTCGATGACCGCGCGCGCGAGCCGTTGAGTCTCGACGAGCCTGTCGCCGCCGTACTCGGAATCGGCTGTCGTCTCGGCGGCCCAGCGATCGGACTGCGCCTTGACCGTGGCGACGTGCTCCTCGAGGGCCGCCTGCGCGTCCTCGTTCGACCAGCCAGCCTTGCGCGCAGCGTCCTTGAGATACTTCAGATCCGCGTCGTCGACGAAAGCGGCCGCGTCGTCGGGGACTGTGAGCACGTACTTCTCGGGAGCCTTCGCCTCGGCCTTGACCTCGGCGGCCTTGCCCCCGGGTTCCGCGCCTGCTGTGCCCCTCGCGCCTTCCGCACCCGCCGCAGCGGCCGTGGTGTCACCCTTGCCGGCTGCTGCGGTCTTGCTCGGTTCGCCCTCTGCGCCGGCCGCAACGGCGCCGGTCGCCAGGGTGGTCTCAGTGGTCTTCCCGGCGGCGCTGTCGGTGTGACCCTGCGCGCCCGCCGTCTTGTCTCCTGCCATCGCTTCCTCCAGGTGTCCGTGTTGATGCAGCCAACAAAAAGGCCCGCCCTCCGCTGTGCACAGAGAGCGGGCCTTCGTTCTTGTTGGCGTGAGGAGCCGTGAGCTAGACGGCCTCACAAGGTTAAAGGGACCGGCCCAGGCTTTTCACCCCTGCCGGTGACATCCATCACCGGCAGCACTTAAGGAGCCGGACCCCTAGTTCGCTATCGTCTTCGTCTCGATGCGCGCCGCGCTTCCTCCATCCCGATCCGGACGGCTTGCGCGTGCTTCGTCACCTTCTGCCCCGATCCCGATCGGAGCCTTTCGCGTTTGAACTCACCCATCACGGCGTGGACCCTCGCGCCCCCCTTCAGGCGGCGGCGCTTCTTCGCGCCAGCCCCTGGTTTGTCGGCGTGCCGATAGACGCTCTTCGAGAACTTCATGGCTCCTCACCGTCCACGGCCCGCGGCGTCTGCACGGCGGCGGTCTCCCGGTCCTGGCCCCGTTGCCACGCACGCATCTCGCGCTCCATGAGCTGGTACGCCTCCGCGTCGGCCTCCAGGCACGACGCGAGGAGTTCGTGCCCGAAATCCTGACGTCCCGCGTTGTAATGGACCTTTGCGGACGGATCCCAGATCGAACGGAAGATGCCCGCCCGCGTCAGCAAATCCCATACGACGATGCGCCCCGCCGGCGTTCGCAAGACGGCCCGCAGCGCATCGAGTGACCGCGCCTCGCGCTCTTTCTCTTTGCGTTTGCCGTAGGCAACCTGTTGCGGGTCCGCCACGTTCCGCACGAGTGCGCGTTCAGCCATCAAGACTCCGTTCTACGCCGGCCCGGTCGAAATCTTCAAGACGCCGGTGTCTAGCCACAGCAGGCCGGCGATCTCCGGGTCGGTCGCGGGCAGAGCCGAGAAGTCAATCAGATGTCCCGGCGCGACCAGGGCGTCAGCCGTCACCTTCGGGGTCGCGATCCCCTCGTCCGTGAGGGTGAGCACCTCGACGCCCTCGGCATTGACGAACCGCTCGACGACATCGACAGCCTCCGTGAAGGCGTACGCGACGTCGTCGCTCGCCTCGTCGATCTCCTCCACGCTCAGGCGATACCGTTCAGCTTTCTGGTAGCTGTTGACGACCGTCCCGGAGGCGATCGTGCCCTCGAGTGGGGCCTCTTCCGTCCCGACGAAACACTCGCCCTCCCACGTCTGGCCTCCGTTGCGGGATCGTTCGAGCCGCACCGTGCCGATGAAGGCCTCTTCAGCCGCGACAGTGACCGCGTACGTGAAGGACTGTCCAGGACGCACGAGGAAGACCGGGCTGGAACCGACTGCCGAAAGGGTCCCGTCCATGTTGCTCCTTTATTGCCCCACCGTTGGGGCGACGCCTGCCACGCCGCCGACCACGCGGTCGAGCGCGGAATCGGTTCCCATCTGCGCCCCGGAGGCGTCCTTGGCCGCCTTCGCGAGCGCCATCGCCTGCTGCGCGTCCGCGATCGCTTGCTGCTGCTGGGCCTCGGCCGCGGCCAGCTGCTCCGCCTGTTCCGTCGTCCGCACGATCCGCGGATCGATGCCGAGTGAATCGCCATAGCTGTCGATGATGCGGAACACATCGACCTTGTGACGCGCGGAAGGGTCGGCCTGCATGATAGGCGCGACGGCTGTGACAAATCGGTCGAGCCCGCTGACGCCGACGAGCTTCTGTGCCTGCGCCATGACCGAGATGTATTCGACCTTCAGCGCAATACCCTGCAGCTCCGGGGGCGCAGGCGGAATGAGTTTGTTCTCGGGATCAGTTAGCGGGTCGGACTCCTCCATCAGCAGGTAGACTCGGTCGATGAGCGGATTGAGCAGCTCGTCGTTCGTACGCTCGAGGACCGGCCCGAGCGCGAGGAGTTTCTCCTCGTGTCGCTCCTCGATTTCGCGCGCCGTGGGCCGCATCGCCCCGAGGCGCTCGTCAGACCGCGCGAGCATGAGGAACAGGTCTTCGTAGAACGCCCGTTGGATCCGGTACTGGGTCTCCCCGATGTCGCGGACCAGGTGTTCGAGGTTCAGCGAGATTTCATGCGCCGGTTTGAATCCATGCTGCGGTTCCCGCACGTAGGTGATGTCGCCTGGCAGGATGGACGTCTTTTGCGTCCGGAGCTCCGGCAGACCGATCATCGGCGGATCGACCATCTTCTTGACCGCCTTCGCCTTCTCCCGCTGCATGATCTGGAGCTGCTTCACGTCGCCCAGCGCCGTCATCCCCGGGCAGTCGGTCCCGTACGTGTCCTCGCCGGTGATATCCCAGCGCGGCGCCAGAATCGGGAAAGTGCGGAAGCCGCTCTCGCGCAGGAATCGATCTTCGCGCCCTTCGCCCTGCTCGAAATGACAGCTCGCCCACGGGAGGTACTCGGCCTCGAGGCGATTCTGGTCGGCGTCCTCGTTCGGCATGACCACCCAGCAGACCTCGATCGGCGATTCATACTGGCCGCGATCCCACAGGTTCTTGACGGTCGTCGAAATATTGGACCAGTCGATGTCCCTGTAGCCCCGGCGGACCCCGAACTGTTCGACGACCTGGCGCACGCTCAGCTCATAGTCGCGCACGAAAGTCGTCGCCATCCCGCGCGCGTCGAGGCCAAGGGCGTAGCTCCCGATCGGATAGGCGTAGCACCGGAAGAGTTCCCGTGGGTCTTCGAGCACGCTCATCGCGGAGGTGCCGAAGACGCCCATATCGCCGTAGATGATCGGGAGGACGTTGTAGAGGTTCGTCGCCGCGAACACGACCTGCATGCGCTGCGTCACCAGATGGAGCCACTCCTTGACGGACTGGTGCTCGGCCAAGGTCGGGTCCGGCGTGGTGAGTTTGAACCAGGGCCGCGCCGGCGAGGTGAGGCCGGCGTGCAGGCCAGATTGCAGCGTCCGCGCCGCGAACCGGCCTGTCGAGTCGATGATGTTCTGATTCCGCTTGTCGCCTCGGTTGCGATCGCCCGGCCAGAATCGCGTCCGCCGGGGCAGCAGGAAATCTCCGAGCTCGCGCCAGTGCGTGTCGAAACTCGCCCGGTCAGACCACAGCGCGGCCCGGAGCTGCTGATACCGCTCCCGCTTGCTCCTCGGCCCCCTGTCGAGCCCCGCAGAGAGGATGCCTGCCATGTGGTCAGCCCTTATGGTGTTTGAACCACTCGACCTGCCTGAGCCGTTTCACGGCCGCCGCGTGCGACAGCGGCCTCGACAGTCGTTTGCCCTTATGGGAGACGACGACGAACTTTCCGCCGCGCGTCTTTCGAATCATGATGCCCGCTTACTGCGGCACCCCAGTGATGCTGGCCGCCGGGATCTTGCCCTCAGCCACGAGATGTTCCAGCGCGCGGCGTTCCAGCGACTTCGTCGACAGGTTGGCTTTGTTCAGCGCCTTGATGAGGGTCGCGGCTTCAGCATCGACGTGCTCGTCGCTGAAGACATTCCCAAGGTTGTCGGCGTACCAGATGACGAACCGCCAGGTCGGTTGGGCCGACGTCCCGCGCTGGAGAACCAGGCCCGTGATCTCGTAGTGCGAGATCGTCGTCGAGGACACGGCCGGCGTCGTCAGCGTCGCGCGCTCCTGCGCCGCGGCACTCGCCACGTCGGTGCCCATGACAAACCCGAACGTGACCGAGCCGAGAATGAGCGCAGCGAGTAGTGTCGCGCGAATCATGACTTGCTTGAGCGTCCATCGTTGAAACATTCCGGCCTCCTAGTCTTACTTCGGCCCCATGCACATCCACTTGATGACATCCCCCGTGACAAACGCGTTCGCCTGTGACAACGTCATCGATACCGCCCCCGTCAAGGCGTTCGGCAGGGCCTTCACGTTGTTTGCTGGTGTCGATTCGTTTTGCGCGAGGCAGGTAATCGGGCCTGTGGCACTCCACGCTGTTGCGAAGTTCACGACCCCGGAGGTCTCCGCCACGCAGGTGCCCACCGTGACCCGGCCGGCGCTGTCAGTTGAACCCGTGGCGACGACGTTCGTCCCACCGGCCACGCAGAAGCCCGAGGCGATGGTCGGGAGAGCGGCGAATTGGAAACGGATGCCAGCGGTCTGTGCGTTGTTTGCTAGATAGACTAATCCGTCCGCTCCTACTGAGCTAAAACGCCCGTAAGACCCAAGGATGAGTCCGTTCGCGCCCGTTGAAAGATATATGTTCCCCACAGCCGCTAGATACCCAGACGCACTAAGGTTGCCACTAGACCCAATTGTGACAATGTCAGCCCACCCTCCATTGTTCACCCGTCCCATCAGGACGTAGTTGTAAGTCGGTGCCGCCGCTCCCTGCACCGGCCGCAGTTCCCACCGCGTCTCGACGGGCATCGAGGCACCCGCACCAGCCGTAGACCAGCCTTGCCCGATCTGCGAGAAGCCGGGGGAGTACTGCTGCGCGCCGGCCGCGGCCGCGGTGGGATTCTGAAGGGTGTACCCAGGGGTGGTCGTCGAGCCGATGTTCGGGACCGTCGTCAGAATCGGCAGGCCGAACCAGTTTGTCGTGTTCCCGCTCCCGACCAGCATGCGATAGGCCGTCGCAGCCGTCGGAAGCGCCGCGACGGTTGCGCCCGTCAAGGTGTCAAGGTTGTAGAGCGTGGCCTTGGTCGTCGCGAAATAGCGGTCCGGTGTCGCCCCGCCGGCAGCACTCGTATAGATCCGCACGCTCACCGCCCCGGTCGGCCAGGCGTACGTGACCGCGCAGCGTCCCGCGCCGCCAGCGGTGATGACACAATCCACGGGCGTCGGGTACAAGGTGACACCGCCCCCGGGGTCGAGCGCGACGACGGTGATCTTGTACGTCCCGGCAGCCAGGTCTGTCCCCAGTTGCGAGGCCACGACCGTCGGCGCGGCAGGCGTCGCCATCACGATGCGGTAGCCACTCGTCGGATCGCCGGTCGTGAGTCCGCGCACGATCAGGTTGCCCGTGATCGTCAGATGCCCGCGCACCCAGTACATCAGCGGTGCCGGGTCCACTCTTGACGCGA